AGAGCAAGCAGAACCTAATCCGGGTAACCCAGACAGCGATAATAGTTTATTCTTTTCTAACGCTGATGGTACCCGTGGGTTTACTAAAAAACCCATTTTAAATGGACTTCTGTTTGAAGACGGTGAACTTCCCGAAGCGGAAGTGAATGATGATTTTGCTCTAATATTAAAGACTAATCCTTTTGATCCCGGTGATGATAGTGTTGGTTTTAGACAATTAGGTGACTTAGCGTTTAGTGATTTCACAGACCTTAACCTTCAGATTGTAACCCAAGGCGGTAACACAACTGACCAAGGTATTGTATTACAAGAGATAGGTTCTACAGGAGCAGATGTTTTTCCGGGCACAGTGTATGCTCTGAGAATTGAAGCAGAAAACTCCATGCAAGTGGATGGGTATTCACGATTTGATAACGCTGTTCAATTCGGCGCAGCCGGAAGCGTTAACCTCGACGGTAATACTTTTGGTTCTGGATTCACAGGATTAAATTCTATTCGTTTGGTTGTTCTTGGTGACGCAGATAGTGTAGGTTCACGTCTATTCAACTTTACAAACTTTACTGCTCCTACCCTACAACAAGTAGTAGAGCAATCTATTGCTGCAGGAGATCAAGGTTCGTCGGGTCGTTTTGGTGCTACCACAGATAAAGGTATCCGCGCAACGTTTTTACAGTTCGGACAACTTCCAAAAGACAGAGGAGTCAGTAAAACTTCTTATCGTAAAGGTTTAGTTATAGAGAGCATCGATGACTCTATTGGTTATCGTGATCTTAGAGACCTTGCTATCTTTGATAGTACAACTGATGATATTCGAGTTAATAAAATTGATGTTGTAAATCCGACTACGGGAAATCTTCCCGGATCCGGAACTGTTCCTTTAGTTAAATGGAATTCAATTTCTAAAGAATACGAAGTAGTAAACATTGAAGTTACAAACCTCGATGATACTTTCGAAACATTACATTCAGTTTCCGGAAGACAAGAGGTAGGATACGATACAGGGGAAACAGGAAACCGTGTTATATTCAGCAACACAGTTAAACTAAGAGGAACTGTAAACGATCAACCTCTGCAAACTCGCAACGGCACCAACACCGTATTGGTCGCAGAAACTTTTGGTATTGGAGACAGTGCAATTGTTGGTGTAAGACTTGCTGAAGATATTGCTTTCAATAGTTCACTAGTAACCCTTGACTTTGTATTAGGTAATGATGGCACGTCTAACCAAGAAATGGAACTTACGGGTAACTTTATATTAGGTAACCGTGGAGACCTTGGAGCAGTCAACGAACCAAGAGTTTTAGCAATCGGTGGCGGTGACTCTGTAGGGTTTGTTAATCTTAACACTATTGCGTTCACAGGAACAGAACTAGACACTTTACAGTCAGTAACAGATCAAGCGGATCCATCATCATCCTCTGGTTTTGGTGATAGCACGGATCACTCAATCACTGTAGGTGGATTGGTTATTAACAATGCTGCAGGTATCGGTTTCTTAATAGACTCTGCTGTCATTGAAACGGGTACTAATACTTTCAATCGTTTCTTAGTATACGATGATACCCTTGGTAAAGTAATTCTTCGTGAATTAAACAATAATCTCCTTGACGGTGAAGATGATACTTTACAATCTGTCACCGAAAGAGGGAACGAAACTGATCGAAGGATGATTGCAAACGGCATCCTAGTTGAATCTGCAACCTCAACCGTTCTTCGTGTTACCGACTCTGCAACTATTCAGGGTCCGCTTTCTGTTACCAATCTTAACACTAATGATGCGATAGTCTTTACAGGACCCGGTGGAGAGTTAGAGGTTGACGCAAATCTAACGTTTGATGGAACTACTCTTCAAACGTTAGTTAATTTCGATGTTGGTGGAACCACTACTTTAGACTCTACGACTATAGATGGCGATCTTACTGTTACAGATATTTTAGAAGCAGGCGAAACAACTGTTGCTGGAATCACGGTTTCAGATATCACGGCAGGAAGAATTCCTTACGCAACTACTGGCGGCAAGTTAACCTTTAACGACAATTTACAATGGGATAATGGAAACACCAAACTGCTTGTTCAGAATGTTCAAGTTAATCAAGGTCTCGACGTTCTTGGTAATTTTGATGTAGACGGTACCACAACTTTAGACTCTACTAATATCGACGGTGGACTTAATCTCACTAACTTACAAGGCGATCCTACTGCTCTCGACGTTCTTATCATTGATGCTGAGAACGAAGTTCAAAGAAGGTCTATAGAATCAACTGCATTTACCGGAGAGACTTTAGAAACTGTAACAGATCCTACGAGACCCGCTGGATTTAATACGACAACTACCCCGTTGTATTTGAACGGTGGTATATCTACCATTGCGGATCCTGTAACAACCGCTGCAACTTATAACTTGCTGGTGTTACAAACTCCTGCAGGAGATAGTGTCGAATATCTAACAGTTAATGCTAACATCTTAGACGGAACTGCTCTAGGATTAGACGATGTTCTTGCCAACAATAATCAATCAGGTAGGGATATTATTCTAACAGGGACAGGTGGTCTTAATATCGCTGGTGCTTCTACTTTAGATTCAGTCACAGTTAACGAACTTGTTGTTCTTGGTGACATGAGAGTCGAGGGTACTCAAACTATTATCAATAGCACCGTCCTCTCTGTTAACGATGTTAATATCACTTTGGCAGATAGCGCACTCGTTAAGTCAGACGCTGACGGTGGTGGTATTACAGTTAATCTTGGTGCAGACGGATCTGCTACACTTCTTTATGGATCTGTCAACGATGACTTCACGTTCAATAAAGATCTTGTAGTTCCTAGTTTACAAGTAGGCGGTGATCTTAATGTAGACGGTGTTACAACTTTAGATTCTACTGCTATTGTTGGTGGACTCAACCTTTCAAGTCTCGTGGGGGTCGAAGACGATACGGTATTAACCATCGATCCTTCAGGAGAAGTACAAGCAAGAGATGTTCCTGCTTATATTTTCACTGGACCTACGTTACAAGACGTTACAGAAAACGGTAGAACGACTACTATCCCAGTTTACTTTAATGGTGGTGCGTCGTTTAACATTTCAAGGAATCTGAGCGGATCAAATGACAATATAGAGATTATGTCTCTCACTGCTAATGACAGTGCGCAATACTATACGCTTGGTGATTTGTTAGACATTGTTAATCTTCAGTATGTCACAGATCATAATGCTACGACTTCACGTAAGGTCACGATTCAGGGCGGGTTGGTTCTTGAAAACCTCACAAATAGAAACAACAATCTTACGGTAGCAGGACTCGAAGATGATAGTGTAGTTTCTACCGTTCTTGAAACTACTGCTTTCGAACCTCTTGCTAACTTTACGATTGATGCTGCAGTCGTTCGCGGATCTAACGCGATGGCACAAAGACTTTCTGCTTCTAGCAGTATAGATCTTGATGGTGGGTTTACTGCTGCATTAACTAATCCCGGAACTCCTACAGGTGAGTTCGATGTTATTCGTCTCGCTGATGCAGGCGGCACCGACAGTGCGTTTAGAGTTACTCTTAACTCTGGTGCTACACAACCACTGGAAGAGTTTACGTGGGCATTCACTCTTGAGCAGGGAGATTCATCAGGCGGGTATGAGGTTCACGTAAACGATGGACTATGGATTGATAGGACTCAGATTACCAACCAATCTCCATGGTCTACCAGTTTACAAGTACCTGTTTTCCACCCAGATCCTTCTACGGCTGCCGTAGGAGATAGTGATAGGATTGGACGCAGAACGCTAGGCACGGTTGCGAACAGAGACGATAATGAAATCACATTATCTTATGTCACAAGTCACGGACAAACTGCGTTAAGCAACGGAACAGAAAATTGGTCACAAACTACTGATAATGTTATTATCGGTAAATTGAAGATGCAGGCGGATAACTGGACGGGTGTTAGTAAATACACCGGGACCCAGAACGCTCTCTTCTACAACGTAGCACATGACAGCGTTGGTTATCGCGCACTCGGTGATCTTGCCTTTGAGAATGGGCAAACACTTTACCAAGTTACTAACTTTCCTGATGGTGCTACTTTCTCTGGTGTTGGTGATAGCACAGACCAATGGTTGAAGATGAAAGGCATTACGATTACGAATGCCAACCAGATCTATATCAAGAAAGGAAACTTCCCATTATTATCAACAGACGCTGCTCTTATGTGGGACAGCGACACTGATCAGGTAGGTTATCGTAAACTTAGTGATGCTGCTTTCCTTGACCCAACACTTCAGGCGGTTACTGAAGCAGGAGACTCTACAGACATTCTGAGTACGTTTGGTGGCGGTTTAGAATTACCACCCGGAGGAACGACTCTTCTTGATGGTGCTGCGATCAACACCACAGATCCACAAGCAGCAAACTTCTGGCAGATGTTGGTTATCAACACAGACACCAACCGTGTTGCTAGAGGTCAAATTGGTGTAATCAATCAGAACACGCCAACAGAGACGTTGAAGACTGTTACCAATTATGGTGCGTCATTAACAACCTCTGGTATCGACTCTACAAACGAAAATGTAGCATTCACTGGTGACTTTTATTTAACTAACCTCGCTAACGATGCTACAAAGACTCAGGTAATTGTTCAAGACGAAGCAACCGGAAAACTTTTCTATGCTGGTGTCGATGAGTTCTTACAACAATCTACTTTAGACACTGTTGCCGCTGCGGGTAACAAAACTCAACATCCTATTGCTGCGAGTGATGTTTATCTCCGTTATAACCCCGGAGGGGTATTCGCAGACACTCCCGTTGGTACAGCATTCAGTGGCGAATACAAAGCGGCACTTCTAGGGCGTCAAGGTGGAACTAGACTTCAAGTCGATAGCGCAGAAGTTTCTGGCAACATTGTCGCACTGAACAAACTCTCTGTTGGTAGCACGATCAACGCGCAAAACGGAACGATCACTGCAGAAGGTGAGATCATGTCGAGAGGATCAACTCCTCGACTTTCTTTGCGATATGATTCTGGTGGTGCTGATGAGATTGAGTATCGATTAGACGGTGGACAATCCGTTGTTCAAATGAACATTGGCGGAACCACGACTTTCCCTTGGTTCTTCAAACCTGTTTCGAAAGAATTTGGTATTTACGCATCTAACTTCTTCCCATCATATAATCCAATGATGTCGTTTAAGAGGGATGAACTATCTGGTGCACCTTCAATCACGGCAAATGAGCGACTGATAGTCGAAGACTCTGCTACGTTTAATTTTTTAACCACTCACAATGATAGGGTTAATCTAAGAGATGCTTTCTTTGATATCGACAACCTCGGTGTAACACGTTATCGATTCAGTGCTGGAGCAAACTTTGTTGAAAACGTTGCCGTAACTACTGCTGCTTCTCTTGCTGGTTTTACTGAAATTTCCGGCAACGGAGCAAACGAATCGATTGTCTCTTTAACAAGACACAGCAACAACGAATTCGGTTCATATCTTGTTCTGGCAAAAAACCGTGGAGACAGTGCGTTTGATTTGTCACCAATTCAAAACGGAGATCAACTTGGTTCAATTATTTGGAATGGTGTTGATAATACTTCTCAAAGCATTGGTGCTTCTCTTAGGGTAGTAGCAAACGATACAGTCTCTAGTGGAAACCTCCCCACTAAATTCCAGTTTAGTACTTACCCAAGCAATACCGAAAGTATTGATTTGGAAATCGATGATAATTATGTTACAACTCCTCACAGTATCAATATGGGGAATTTCTTAACTATTAATAACGAAGCGAACGGCACTTCCTCTGGTATTAATGTTAAGACTGATGTAAGTAACACGATATCACACTTCATTGCTTTTGATAGTGCTGACAACGGTAGTGGTGATTCGTTTACTAAAATGCGATTTGGCGTTAAGTCTATTGCAGACGGATTTGTTACAAACCAGTTGATACTAGACGGGCAAAACGGAGCGTCGATCACTACAGATTATTCTTCCACAGATTTTAAACTGGATAACAGAACAAATGGTGCTGCTACCGCTAGTAAACTTTTGTTCACTTCAGGTAACAGCACTAGCGCGACTCAAGAGTACGAATACGCTGAGATTCGAACTGTATTCACAGAAAGAACTGCAGGCAGTGAAACTGCCAGAATGGAACTTAGGGTTGCTGGTAACGATTTTGGTGCTGCTGGAACGAGGGTTAAGATCGATAGTGCTGGTGAGGTTTTGGTTACTGACACTGAAAAACTCAAACTCGACACTGGTGTTAAACTTCAGGATGCTAACGACAGAACTTTGGTTATATACGATTCTGCAGGTGCAGTCCTCTGGGGTAACGTATAAATACAGGTAAAAGGTATCTAAATGGCAAAACCTAATTCCAGACAAACATTGATCGATTTCTGCCTTCGTAGGTTGGGCGAACCCGTGATCGAAATTAATGTGGATGAAGATCAGATCGAAGACAAAGTCGATGATGCTATTCAGGTATATCGTGAGTATCACTCTGACGCTAAGTTTAAGACTTATCTGTCTCATAAGATAACGGCAGAAGATAAAGCAAACGGATATATTCCCATCTCAGACGATATTCTTTTTGTGTCGCAGTTGTTTCCAATCAATCCTACGTTCAGCACAGTGAACATGTTTGATGTTCGTTACCAGATGATGCTTAACAGTCTGGGCGATTTCATGAACTTTGCTGGTGGGATGGCATACTATTATCAGTTCGAACAGTATCTTGATTTCTTAGATATGCTGCTCAGTGGTACACCTAAAACCACTTTCTCTCGTAGACAAGGACGATTGTATATCTACGGTGAGTGGTATAACAAAGATCTGGACGTAGATGATTACGTGGTAGCAGAAGTCTATCAAGCAATTGATCCGGATACACACACTAGTGTATACGATGATATGTTCTTAAAAAATTATACCACCGCATTGATCAAACAACAGTGGGGCATGAACATGTCTAAATTTGAAGGTATGCAACTTCCCGGTGGTGTCACGATTAGCGGAAGACAGATGTATGAAGACGCTACGGCAGAACTCGAAAAACTAGAAGAGAAAGTAAGACTCGAACAGGAGTTACCACCAGACTTCTTCGTAGGATAACCAATGGCAACTAACAAGTATTTTTCACAAGGTGCCAGATCAGAACAACTCCTGTATGAGGATATCATTGTTGAATCCTTAAAAATGTACGGGCAGGATGTTTATTATCTTCCACGCGACTCAGTAAACGAAGACACTATATTCGGAGACGAAACGTCTGCGGTATTTGATGACGCATATAAGATTGAAATGTATATCGAGAACGTGGAAGGGTTCGATGGTGAGGGCGACTTGTTCTCTAAGTTCGGTGTAGAGATTAGAGACCAAGCAACCTTTGTTGTCGCACGTAGACGATGGAATCAACAAATTGCTCCGTATGAAGCATCAGAAGAGGTTCCGTTTTATAGACCACGTGAAGGTGATCTTATATTCCTTCCCTTGTCAGGATCTATATTTGAGATCACTAAAGTGTTCGACGAAACTCCTTTTTATCAGTTAAAAAACTTACCTGTGTTTAGACTGTCATGTGAACTGTTCGAATACAGTGGTGAGAATTTTGATACTGATATTGCTGAGATAGATAACGTAGAAATATTTGGACACAAGATTCAACTAACATTTGGATCTGTAACTTCCACAGAGTCTTTAGGGCAACCAAGCATGTTTGTAGTTGGTGAAACAGTTGAGCAACTTTCTACTAGCGGAGGGTACACGGTATACGGAGATGTGGTCGAAGTAGATGCATCTAACTCTTCTGCTATCAAAGTCAGTATAACAAACTTTAAAACAAGCGATGGAAAATTCCATTCTTTCAATAGCGTCGATTCTGTTTTAGGACAGGAAAGTAAATCGACTGCGTTACCGTTAGTAATCGAAGAAATCGATATGGAAGTAAATCAAAACGAAGAGTTTGAAACTCTTGGAGATACTATCCTTGACTTCTCTGAATCAAATCCATTTGGTGATCCATAATGTTAGGCAATTGGTTTTACAACGAAAGGATCAGAAAAGCGGTTGCCGTTTTTGGTACACTGTTTAATAACCTTTATGTAGTTCGTCATAATGCTGCAGGCGAGGTGATCAACCAAACTAAGGTACCTTTATCTTACGCACCACGTCGAGACTTCCTTGATCGAATCTTGAGTATGCAAAGTGGCGATGCACAAGAACGACAGATTGCTATTAAACTGCCACGAATGTCTTTTGAAATCATATCTATGACGTATGATGCACAAAGACAGTTGCCTAAAATCAACAAGAGAATTGTACCTTCTGCTGGAGATAACGCACAGAAAATTTATACTCCTGTGCCGTATAACATTACGTTTCAATTGAACATATATGCTCGCAGTCAAGACGATGCTCTGCAGATCGTAGAACAGATTCTTCCATATTTTACACCTTATTACACAGTTTCTGTTAAACCGCTTGAAGGATTTGACTTACAAGAAGACACCCCGATTAAACTTGACGGTGTTGTAATGCAGGACGATTATGAGGCAGCACTGGAGTCAAGAAGGACTATTATATACACCCTTGATTTCGAAATGAAATTGAATCTATATAAGACGGTTGATGGTGCTTCTTCTATCATCAAAAGCGTTGAAACCAGTCTCCTTGATTTTGATACGGGTGGACTTCTTTCGTTTTGTAAAGTTGATGCAAACGTTTTGTCTGGTGATAGTGCAGAACTTTCTGCAGAGGATGTTGGTGTTGCTACTAATACCCTTTCGTTGAAGAACACTCTAAATGAAATCGAAGGTTATAGTATTGTTACTCAACCGACTTTTGGTTCTGCTACAGTTGATGACGCTGGCAAGTGGACTTATACTCCTAACCCAGATGCATATGGAGCAGATAGCTTTGTTATTGGAGTAGACGTAGGACAAGGGGTAACAGAAAACGTTACTGTTCAGGTCAGAGGTACAACTAATACGGTTGACGTGTTTGCTGATGCATTCACCTATTATAATAATGGAAGTGCGTTCGAATTTACAGTTTCAACTAACGACGAATGGGAAACTGTTGGAGAAATTACTCACACCGTTGAAAACCAACCAGCGGATGGAACAGTTACGATTGTAGATGCTTTGGCAGGAACGTTTGGATACACACCACCTAGCGCATCGTTTACAGGAACGGTTGTTTTTGAATATCGTGCTGTTCCAGATGGTGCAGAGAACTCGTCAGAGGTTGGTGAGGTGACAATAGAAGTTCTTGAAGGATACTCATATACTGTATCTGTTCCTAATACGATAGAAGGTGAAACCATACAGGCAACAATCACTAGCAACTATGCTAACAATCAGGTAGTTTCTTGGTCTATAACGGGTGATAATAATACCAATGGTAGAATATCAACGGCATCCGGTACAGTGACTATGGATGCTTTAAGTAAAACGGTAGACATTGTAATAGGACAACCTGCTGGTGAACAAGGTACGGTTACAAGCACCTTTACTATTAATGATGCGGCAGAAGGAATCACTGAATCAGACACATTCAACATTCTTGATTCATATCCTCCTGAAACATATCAGGCACCGACACCAACAAACAACGGCGACTTTGCATATTCTATTGATACTAATGACACATATGCAGTTATCGGAGAACCCGGAAACGAAAAAGCATATTTGAGAACTATTGCAGATGGAACCACGATTGAACTAGTTCCGTCTGGTGGAAATACAGTAGCAACTTTTGGCAGAGCAACCGCAATAAATGGTAGTCAAGTTTTGGTAGGTGCATTGAATACTTCTAATGCAAATGGATCGGTTTACTTATTCGATACGTCAGGCAACCTTCTTAATGTGTGGGACGATACTGGAAATGCTAGGTTTGGTTTCGAATTGTTCTTTACAGAAAATTATATTGGTATCGCACACCCAAGAGCAGGAAGTGCTAGTGGTGGCATAATTTATTTTTATGATAGATCTTCTCCGTATAGTTTAATCTATACTAAAGATTACGGAGCATCAACTAACAATTATGTCGGAACTTCTGTAGCATCTTCGCCCTATGCTGATGATTATGTTGTTGCTCTTCCGGGTAGAGCATCAGCCGGTAGAGTAATAAAAGTTTCTGGCGGCACTTTACAGTTTAATAATTTCTTAGATACGCACGATAACACTGCTAGTATTTGGAATTCACATTACGATGCAACGAATTCTTTTACAAATGGTCCTACTAGTGTAGCAATGTCTAACAATCATATTTTTATAGGAGTGCCTAATCTTAATCGTGTTTCGGTTTGGAGATATGCAGATCCATTAAACGGAAGGTTTGGAAGTTTGGGAGCAACTCCAACTACGCCAAGGATCGATGGTTCTTTCTCAGTCACTAATAGTGGCAGTCGTATTGATCTTGGAGCACAAGCACCCGATCTAATTTCAGGTCGAACTGATCCTAACAATATGTCAGTTGGTGAGTATGACGGAACTTTGTATAGATCAGCCACTAATACTTGGTATGGTGCGAATGGTGGAATTGCTTGGATTCGAAACAAAGATACCGATGAATATATTATTTGCAGACTTGCTCGTGACATGCAAGCATTTGGGTTCCCTGCCGTACCGCAGTATCCAACGTCTGTCCGAACTCGTACTGTGAATTGGACTACTGACGGATCAGAACCCGGAAGTGCGCCTGCTATACCCGGATACACAGGAGATGGAACATATAACTTGCAGATATCTATGATTGTGCAGTTTAGTCACGTTATAACTCTTACTGGTCAGAGCGGCGAAACTGATATTGATTTTGGAAGATATGTGACAGTCAATCCGGACAACACAGAGTTATACGTTACGGCACCATTGGAATCTTGGTCTGGCGAAAACCGTGGCACAATTTATAGGTTCGCCTTGGACGATACCGTTGATGTTGGTTTTGACAGGACGCTCGCTTCTGATACGATTGCAACTCTTAATGGGTATTTACGTGGAGAAGTAAATGACTATCTCGGGTTTGGCACGACGAGTCAGAGTTATTTTTATGGACAGGTTACTAATTCAAGTAATTATAATGCAGGTAGTCCTGCACAAATATCGACAAACGGAAACTTTGTTAAAATCGGTAACAACGAGTTTACCAGCAATCAGGGTAGAGTTTTAGAAAATCAAGTATTTACTAGCATCTAAATAGAACTATGGCACACGATAATTTTAAAGATTTAAAAAGACGCAAGTTAAATCTTCGGGACGTACATATTGAAGACGTTCTTCCCGAACATTTTGCTGAGTCTTATCCTAAATTTATATCTTTGCTAGAAAGATACTACGAGTGGCAGAATCAATACGATACCACAGAACTACTCAACCATTTGTTTTCTGCTCGTGATATCACAGAAACAGACATCACACTCCTCAACTTCATTGAAGACGAACTTCTTTTAGGTGGCAGTTATTTCGAAGGGTCAGAAGACAAAAGAGCATCTGCTCAGTTTTCTAGTGTGTTGTTCAGAGCAAAGGGATCCAAGTATTCTATTGAATGGTTCTTCCGTTCTTTCTTTGGTCTCGATCCTGATGTTATCTATCCGAAAGAAAATGTTTTCTTATTAGCAGATGCGGACAAACCAGAATCGTTTAAAACAAAGATTGGTCCTTTCTCTTTAAGATATCTGACCAACGACAAACTCTATCAAACGTTTGCTATTCTGGTCAGAGCGGGTATCCCTGTCAATCAGTGGAAAAATCTTTTCAAACTATTTGTTCATCCTGCTGGAATGTATCTTGGAGGAGAGGTACTTCTCGAAGGAGAAGCAAACCTTTCGTTAGGGACTATTCAAGAAGATGCTGTAATAGATGAACATGAGTCACCTATCTTAACGTTGACTCCGACTCTACAACCTGTTCCTGAAGGGGTGGAAGTTACGTATACAGTAGGAGCAGGTACAAGCACGACTCCTGCTCAGACCTATCTGTATCCCGGAACTTATAAGTGGGACTTAGAACACATAGACACCGTTGATAGTGATTTTGTTGTTCCTCCTCCACACAAAATTGATTACACTTCTACTACAGTGCCCGATCAAACTCCTGTCACTGAAGGTGAATTTAGCACACAGTATCCTAATCGTAGACTTATCTTAGACACCATAAGTCCTGCAATTAATATTACTGATATCGTAGGGTTTGACATTAGAGGACCCGGCATATTTGGTGGCAGCGAAATTGTAGAAGCGTTTGTTGATGAAGGCAGAAATATTGTCACTATAAAAGAAGAACTGTATCTTCCTGCTACTGGAGGAAACCAGTATACAATTACAGGTGGGTGGGGAGATTTAGAAGTAACGGTTCGAAGAGAACTGGTTCCTGCAGACAACGCGGCACAAGATGATTTTGTTTACGACTTGCCTTCGATAAGAAATGGATCTAATCAGATCACGTTTACGATTGCGAACGACTTCTATTTGAATGCAGAAGGATTAGAAAATTACAACATTCGTATTTACGACTGGTGTAACGAACCGCAAAGAAATAGTATTTTCACAAATCAATATGGTATTGCTGATGTTCATTACATAGTCACAACTACTAACGTCAATGAAGATCCTACTGGTCAAACGATTAATATTACAGGTACTAATTTACCAGACGGACAGATTTCTTATTACTTAGCAGACGAAACAACTAATATCGGTAGTTCTTTTACCCCCGATACTTCTACTTTAACAACCCACTCCAATGATTGGGATGCTGCTCAACCTAACGTATTCGGATTTTCTAATAGAGCACCAATTACAGTTTCGGGTGGTAATGCTTCGTTTACCGTTTATCCGAAGAAAGATTATATCACGGAAGGAGCACAAACGTTCAGAGTGTTTTTGACAGGTCCTGCAACTTATGCAGATTACCACAACGACTCAGACAACGTTGAATTGCTCGCATACTTAGATATCAACAACACTCAACGTCAAGGTGCTTTGATTACATTAAACGATACTTCAGTTTATCCACAGTATAGCACTGGTGATCAAACCATTACTGAAGGTGACAATATTGTAATTAATGTTTCCGTAACAAATGAACATAACCCCGGTGGTGATTATTTCTACAATCAATCCACAGAAACTTTAACTTCTGATGGGGTGTTATGGGAAATCCTTGATGACCTTGATGGAAGAATCTCCACGCTTACAGGAAGAGAACCTTTCTCTGCTGCATCAACTAACTTGACGATGTCTACGACTACCGCTGACGGTTATTATCGTGGGCAACAAACAGCAACGGTTCGTGTAACTAACCACGATGTTCCTGCACAAATAAGTACTGGCACCATCACAATGAACGATGCTGCGGTTTCTAATCCGGTTATCTCAGGACCCACTTCTATCACCGAAGGTCAAGCAGGAGGTTCATGGTCTTTCACTCACAAGAATGCAGCACCCGGAACTAATTACTACTGGTGGGTAGACGGTGTTGCAGATGCAGATTTTACCAGCACACCTCCTCGCACAGGAAGCAGAGGAGTGCTAACCGTTGACAGCACTGCTAACAGTGTTACTGCTGCTGGCGACACCATGATCATGACATCTACTATGGATCTTGCTGCCGCACTGGATGCTTTGACAGAGGGCACCGAAAGTTTTACGATCAAAGTGTCTGACAGTAATACAGATGCAGCAAACGAAATTGCATCTTTCACTGTGGACATCACAGACGTTGTTCCAGAATACACAGTTAGTTCTAACACACCAGTTACCGAAGGCAACGATATTGTCTTGTCTCTCGCAGTAGTTAATCCGGTAGGAGAAGATGTCAACGTTACTGTTGCAGACGATGGATCAGGACGATACACTGCTGGTGCTTACACATTTACTGCACCCGCTTATAACGATATCACTATTGCAACAACTTTGGATCCCGCTATACAAAATGCAT